GGGCATGGAAAAAGAGCAGGTATCGCAAAATGTGTTCCCTAGTCCAAAGGGGCGGCCCAAAGGTGCGCTAAACAAAACGACCCGCACGGCAAAAGAGGCTATTGCACTAGCTGCTGAAAAGCTAGGCGGATCGGAGCGGCTTGTCGAATGGGTGCAGGAAGATCCGCAGAATGAACGGGTGTTTTGGGGGACCATTTATCCGAAGCTGTTGCCGTTGCAGGTTTCCGGGGAAAACGGCGCTCCGCTAATTCAGCCTGTCATTCAGTTTGTCCGGGATGCAAATTAAACTGACCGGGCCGCAATTCGATTTTGTGGCGGCTGAGGAGCAATTCCCGGCGCTGGTGGCGGGATATGGAAGCGGAAAGACCCACGCGGGACTGTGCAGAATCATCAGTCTAAAGCTGCGATACCCACGCCAGAACTGCGCCATCTACCTGCCGACCTATGACATGGCCCGGACAATCGGGTTTCCTCGCGTGTCTGAGCTATGCGAGCGGATGCGGCTGGCGTACAAGATCAACAAGACTGACGCAACCGTCGAGTTTCCGGGCGCGGGGCAAATCATCTTCCGCACGATGGATAACCCGGAACGGATCATCGGCTACGAGGTGGCGGATTCCCTGGTTGACGAACTGGACACGCTGCCGACTGAAAAGGCGCGTGATGTCTGGTCCAAGATCATCAGCCGGAACCGCCAGAAAAAACCCGACGGGAGCCTGAATACAGTAGGCGTGACGACTACTCCCGAGGGATTCCGGTTTGTCTATCAGGCGTGGCACAAGTCACCCGCGCCAGGCTATCGGATCATCAAGGCGTCAACGCACAGTAACGCGCATAACTTGCCGGCTGGGTATATTGATAGCCTCAAGGCGATCTATCCGTCCAATGCGCTGGCGGCATATTTAGACGGTGAGTTTGTGAACTTGGCGCAGGGATCGGTGTATCCGAACTTTGACCGGCTAGAGAATTCCTGCAAAACCGAGATTGAAGCCGGCGAACCGCTGCATATCGGCATGGATTTCAACGTGTTGCACGGAGCAGTAGTGGTTGCAGTCCTGCGCGATGGCGCTCCGCATGTGGTTGACGAACTGACGGAGCTATATGACACGCCTAGCATGATTCAGGCGATTCAAGAGCGATACAAAGGACACCAGATATATGCGTATCCAGATGCATCAGGCAAAAACAGGAAATCGCAGGACGCCAGTGCCGCCGATATTGCGCTACTCCGACAAGCGAGGTTTATTGTCCTCGCACCTAGCGCAAACCCGGCAGTTAAAGACCGGATTATGGCAGTCAATGCGCTTATCGGTGAGGCCGGAAAGGCGCGCACACTTCGCGTTAATCTGGACAAGGCTCCGGGGCTGGTCGAAGCACTGGAACAGCAGGCATATGACAAAAACGGCGAGCCTGATAAGACATCAGGGCTAGACCACGTATTAGACGCGCTGGGCTATTTAGTTCATTACAAGTGGCCTATTGCTAAAATGACGGCTAATCGACTTCGAATCGTCGGAATATAAGGGGCTCGCATGGCCGTTGACACTATTCACTCGGATCACGCGGCGATGGCCGATAAATGGCGGCGCTGCCGTGCGGCATTTGCAGGGCAAGATGCGGTACACGATGGGAAAGAATATTTCCTGCCGCAGCTATCTGAGCAGTCGGATGCGGATTACAAGTCCTACCTGAAGCGCACGCCGTGGTATGCAGCATCCGGTCGGACGCTAGACGGCCTGATGGGGCTTATCTTCCGCCGTGACCCGGTGGCGGAATACCCTGCGTCTTTTGAGGCAATGTATGAGGATGTTGGTCTAAATGGCCGTCACGCCTCGGAGTTTGCGCGGGATGTCATGCTAGACGTTCTGGCCGTGGGCCGTGTGGGCGTGCTTGTGGAATACCCGCAAGTGACAGATTCACCGGCATCGCTGGCGGAGGCTTCGCAGCGCAACCTGCGCCCGTATGCAACGATCTACAAAGCCGAGGCGATCCGCAATTGGCGTGTCCAGCGTGTAAATAATCAAATCCGCCCGGTTCTGGTGGTTCTGGATGAAACATGGGAGGACCGGATTGATGAGTTTGAATCCAAACACAGGCCACAAATCCGGGCGCTGATGCTGCAAGATGGCCGGTATATCCAGCGCGTGTATCGCAAAAACGACCGGGACGAATGGACTATCTTTGATGAACTGACGCCCACTAAAAACGGCGTGCCATTGTCTGAAATCCCATTCTTTGCCTTTGGGCCGGAATGCAACGACCTGTCGCCACAAATCCCGCCTTTGCTGGACCTAGTGGACCTGAATCTGTCGCACTATCGATCATCTGCCGACCTTGAGCACGGCGCGCATTTCACGGGCCTGCCGATGCTTTTCCTCGCCGGAATCCAGCTAGACAAAGGCGAGAAGATCGCGCTGGGCAGTCAGTCGGCAGTTGTTAGCCCTGACCCTAACGCATCCGGCCAATACATCGAATTCACCGGCCAGGGTCTGACCGCGCTAGAAACCCGTTGCCAGAAAAAAGAGGAACAGATGGCCGCACTAGGTGCGCGAATGCTGGCGCCTGAGAAATCCGGCATCGAAGCTGCGGACACCATTGCCCAGCGTCACAATGGCGAGTTTTCCGTTCTGGCTGGCATGGCGAAACTAGCAGGCGAGGGAATCGAGCGGGTATTGCGCACGATGGCAGATTGGGCCGGCATTCCTAATCCTGAATCCATCGAATTTGAGCTAAATACCGACTACACCCCGGCAGGTTTGAGCGCACAGGAACTGACGGCTCTGGTTGGAGCATGGCAAGCCGGCGCGATTAGCTGGGATGTGCTGTTCCAGAATCTCAAACGGGGCGACGTAATCGCGGGTGATGTGGACATGGAAGATGAGCGCGAACGGCGCAGCGCGGATGCTCCGCTAGGTGGGATGACGGGGGGCGGCGTTGACGGCGAATGATCGTCTAGCGGCTGAGGCGGTGCGACATTCCGCCTATCTTGTGCAGTATGAAAACGGGGTAATCAGGCGAATCATTGCCCTGTTGAATCGCTCCGATGCCCGATTAGCTGGCGAGCTTCAATCGGCGCTTGAGCGACTGACCCCGGAATCGTTCACGGTGCAGCGGCTAGAGAAGTTGCTGAAATCCGTGCGCGAGGTTAACGCGGACGCGTACAAAACACTGACGGGCGAGCTAGAAAAACAGGTGCGGGAGTTTGCTGATTACGAAGCTGGCTATCAATCGGCGCTATTTGAGCGGGCGCTCCCGGCGCAAGTGGTGTCAGAAATTGGTATCACTGCCGTGAACGTCGAACAAGCCTATGCGGCTGCGCTGGCGCGTCCGTTTCAGGGCCGGCTTTTGTCTGAGTGGGCGCAGTCCATTGAGTCGGACCGGATGGTCAAAATCCGGGACACGATCCGCATGGGGTTTGTTGCGAATAAGACTACAGACCAGATCATCCGGGATATTCGCGGGACCGCTGCAAACAAATACGCGGACGGCGTGCTAGAAATCAGCAGGCGACACGCTGCGGCGGTGACTCAGACGGCGCTCGCGCATACGGCGGCGACGGTCAAGGATCGGTTTTATGAACAGAATGCGCGCCTGATTAAGTCAATCCAGTGGGTCTCCACGCTGGATAGCAGGACGACCCCGGAATGCCGGCTACGCGATGGAAAGCAGTACGATAAAGATCACAAGCCTATCGGCCATTCGATCCCTTGGGGCGCGGGGCCTGGGAAACTGCATTGGAATTGCCGGTCTACATCAATCCCGGTCCTGAAAAGCGTTACAGAGCTGGGCGGCAAGCGGGATATTGAATGGTCTAAATCCACCCGCGCCAGTATGGACGGGCAAGTTGCTGATGATTTAACCTATGCCGAATGGCTAAAACGGCAACCTGCGGACGTTCAGGATGACGTTTTAGGCAAAACCCGTGCCAAGTTATATCGGGATGGGAAAATTTCCTTTGATCGGTTTTATAATGACAAAGGTAAGTTCTTGACGCTTGATGAATTACGGCAGCGTGATTCGCGGGCGTTTAGCGGGATGTGATCTATGGTCACGTCTATTCGGGCAAAGCCCTAAACCTAGTCCAGAGGACATATGAGCATTGACGTAAACGCGCCAGAGGTGCAAGAAGCCATTAAAGCGGCTGTAGACGAAGCGACGAAGGGTTTGATTAGCAAGCGGGACGAATTACTCCGCGAAGTGAAAGAACTAAAGAAGGGCCGGCAGATTAACCCGGAAGATGTTGCGGCGCTGGAAACAGAAGTCGAAACTCTAAAAGGTCAATTGTCTGAGGCTCAAAAGACTGTGAAAAAAGCGCAGTCTGATGCTGAATCTGCACGCAAGGCGCTGGAAGGCGCTGAAGGCTTCACTCAGCGGCTTCTAGTGGATAACGGGCTGTCGGACGCACTGACGAAAGCAGGCGTTACAAACCCGGTTCACCTCAAGGCCGTTAAATCAATGCTGGCGGGTCAAGTCAAGATTGAAGCGGACGGAGATAATCGTGTCGCTAAGGTCGGAGACAAGGCCCTGTCTGATTTTGTGGCCGAATGGGCTAAAGGCGACGAGGGTAAATACTTTGTCGCGGCACCCGCTAATTCTGGCGGTGGCGCAAATGGCTCAAGCGGCGCAGGATCGACTAAACAGGTTGCGCGTTCTGTATGGGATAATATGTCTCATGCCGAACGGGCTAGTTTCGCCAAGGATGGCGGAAAAGTAACAGACTGAAAGGTTAAATCATGGCTAATACCCTGACGAATCTGGCCGCCGATATCTACAAGGCCGCCGATATTGTGGGCCGCGAGCTTGTCGGCTTTGTTTCCAGCGTGCGTATCAATGGTGACGCGGTTACCCGCGCCGCTAAAGGCGACACGATCCGGTCGGCATTCACCCGCACTCCGTCGTTGAATACGTCTTTCTCGCCTTCTATGACGATCCCGGAAGGGACCGATCAGACGGTCGATAACAAAACGATGACGGTTGATAACTTCTATTCGATCCAGATTCCGTACACTGGCGAAGATATCAAGCATCTGAACAACGGCGCCGGCTTTGAGACCGTGTACGGCGATCAACTCAAGCAAGCGATGCGCGTTATTGCCAACCGGCTTGAACTTGACGTGTGGACGGCAGCCTATAAGGGCGCTTCCCGTGGCTACGGCACTGCCGGAACGACTCCGTTCGCATCTTCGTTCGCTGAAATCCCGCAACTGCGCAAGATTCTGGCGGATAACGGGATGCCGTTTGACGGCAACGTGTCGCTGGTGATTAACACCACGGCAGGCGCTAACCTGCGTTCGCTGGCTCAACTCCAGAAGGCGAACGAAGCGGGCGGCTCCGAGCTGCTGCGTCAGGGTACTCTGCTGGACCTCCAAGGCTTCATGCTCAAGGAGTCGGCACAGATCAGCGCGCACACGAAGGGCACCGGCACCAGCTACCAACTGTCTGCCGCTGGCGCAGTGGGCGACACCACGATCAGCGTGGATACTGGCTCTGGCACCATCCTGGCCGGCGACATCGTAACTTTCGCGGGCACGTCTGATAAGTACGTGGTCAACTCGGCTCTGTCGGGTGGCTCGTTCACCATCGGCGGCCCTGGCCTGATTGCTGCTGAGGCGGATAACGATGCGGTGACGGTTGGCAACAACTACACCCCCAATGTCGCCTTCCATCGTGACGCCATCGAACTGGCGATTCGCCCCCCGGCGATGCCGAACGGCGGTGACGCCGCTACGGACATGATGACCATTCAAGACCCGTGGTCCGGTCTGGTTTTTGAAATCGCCATGTACAAGGGCTACATGAAATCCATGATCGAAGTTCGCTGCCTGAGCGGCGTCAAGGTCTGGAAGCCGGACTTCGTGGCCGCCCTGCTGGGCTAATGAATAGGGGCTTCGGCCCCTTTCTACTATGGCAAACATCTCCAAAGAAGAACGGGCGCGGCGACAGGCAGAGGCTCAAAAAGCCACTACTTCGCCGCAGCTTGTCCGCATGGTGCGCGGGCCTGAGTATCCGCGCCCCCATATGGCGGACGTTCACCCCGATGAAGTCGATAATTACGCCAAAGGCGGATGGCAAGTAAAGGCTGAATAATGGCGCTCATCGTTGAGGACGGCACCGGGCTCTCAACCGCTGAAAGCTACATCAGCGTAGCCGATGCTGACGCCTATTTCTCGGCGCGTGGCGTGTCTCAGTGGGACGGCTCTACCTCGCATAAAGAGGCGCTACTGCGGATCGCTACCGAGTACATGATCGGGCGCTACGGTCAGCAGTGGCAAGGCTACCGCATCAATGGGACTCAGGCGCTTGACTGGCCGCGCTCTGATGTGTGGGCCTATGGATACCCCATTGACCCCGATGTCGTCCCCGATCAAGTAAAACGGGCCTGCGCGGAACTGGCGCACCGGGCGAACTCTGGTGACTTGCTGGCCGATCAATCGCGGGCGACTAGGCGCGAGAAGGTAGACGTTATCGAGGTCGAATATGACCCGAACGCTCCGCGCCACACGGTCTATCCTCAAATCGACGCCATGCTGGCCCCTTTGATGGAATCGCAGGGTTCCGCTACTCGCAAGGTGTTTCGGACGTGAGCTTCTATCCGCTACTCCGGGCGACTGCTGAAACCCTACTTGCGGAGAAGGGTCAAGAAGTCACCATTACAACCCGAATATCGGGTAGCTATTCCACTAGCACGGGGACAGCGGCGCAAACCACGGCAACGACTACGGCTAACGCTGCCGTTTTTGATTACCCTGCGAAAGACGTTGACGGAACGCGGATTCTCCGTGGCGACAAGCGTGTTTTGTTGAGCGCCGAGGGCTTGACGATCGTTCCGGACACGACCGACCGCGTGACCATCGGCGGCGTGGTACACCACGTGATTGACGTTCAGGTAGTGGCCCCGGCTGGGGATGTCGTGCTGTATAAGCTGCAAGTCCGCAGGGGCGCATGATGGGATGGTCTATCCCGATTGATCGCGTGGCCGAAAAGATGGGCGCATCGCTTGATGATGCCTGCAAGCGGATCACGTTTGAACTGTTTCGCCGCGTGGTGAAGAAGTCCCCCGTTGGCAATCCGTCATTGTGGTCCGGCCCCGCTCCCGAGGGTTACGTGGGCGGACGCTTCCGGGCTAACTGGAACGTCACCCTAAACAACCCCGACATTTCCACAAGCGAATCAACCGACCAATCACGGGGCAATCGTGAGGCGGCAAAGGCGCTGAATCTGCCGACAGGTGGCATTGTGTATC